CGAAGGCGACGAGTATTACGTCAAATTTGTAGTGGACGGCTCCGCCACCTCTGGTGTGGGTGCTTGGGAAGAGACCGTTGACTCGGGGATCATCACCACGATCGACCCCGACACGATGCCTCACGCGATCATTCGTGAGACAAACGGGACCTTTACGTTCCGGTCTCTGAACGAGGCAGACAAGGCAGGAGACGACCTTTATTGGGTCGAACGTCGAGTAGGTGACGACACCACCAACCCGATGCCTACCTTTGTCGGTCAGAAGATCACAGGCATGAGCTTCTTCCGCAATCGCCTGGTGATGCTGGCTGGCACCAACGTCATCTGCTCTCAACCTGGCAACTTCTTCAATATGTTCCGGGTCTCTGCTCTGACCACCTCAGACGCAGACGTTGTGGATCTGGCCTCTGGCTCCCTGAGACCTGTGTCTATGCGATACGCCCTTGGCGATCAGCTAGGTCTGCTGATCTTCTCTGAGAATGCCCAGTTCATGCTCAGCTCTGAAGGTGATGCGTTCGGTCCCTCAACGGCACAGATCAAAGCCTTCAGTCAGCTTCCTAACAACCCCAACATCGCACCTGTAGAGACAGGTACCTCAATCGTCTATGTGGACGAAAACCAGGACTTCTCTGCTGTTACCGAGATGGTTGTCACGTCTGTGGACAACCGCCCTACTCGGGCCGATCTCTCTCGAACCTCTCCCAACTACGTCCCCGGAAACCTCAGGTCTCTGGTGGCTAACAGCTCTGCCTCGATGGTCACCTTCCTTGGTGAGGATGATCCTGACGAGCTGTACGTCTTCAAATACTTCAATAGCGGCAATGACCGCGTTATGGCTGCCTGGCTGAAATGGGACCTCCCTGGGGACTGTCTGCTGCAGGCTGCTAACCACGATCAATACTTCTTTGTCACATCTCAAGCCAATGGGGTGTGTCTATCTACTTGTACGGTTCTTTCTGATGTCGAGGGCACAGCTGTTAATGACAACGGTATTGCTTATGAGTACCGGTTGGATTTGTTCACAAGTAGTCTCACTGTTGCTTATGACTCAGCTAACGACAAAACTAGAGTCTTATTCCCAACAGACACCTATGACAGCACCCTTACCCCGGTAGTTGTTGTAGATGACTCGACCACTACCAAAGGCACTCTGTATATCAATCCCACCCACGGCAACAACGGTGTGGATGACTATGTAGAGATCCCTGAAGATAGAACTGGTGCCTCTCGCATCACTCTTGGTTATCAATACACCACTACTCTTGGGCTTCCCAAGTTTTACCGTAAAAGCGCCCAGGCCAGCGGTACTGTCCAGGCCGATGTTGTCAACATCCCACGAGTCACAAGGCTGGTTATCCAAAGCTCAGACTCGGGACCTTTCGATGCCACTGTTGCTTTGAAAGGAAGGACAGACAAGACCTACAGCTTCCCGCAAACGGTCGCTAATGAATACAAGGCAAACTCTGCACCATTGCCCGAAATCATTGATAACACCATCCCTATTTACGGAAAGGGTACTGATGCCGATGTCACCATCACTTCGAGCACTCCCTTCCCCGTATCGTTTGTCGCTGCAACATGGTATGGAAACTACACCACCAAAGGAATCAATCAAATCTGAATACATACTTCCCGCCACAGTAGAACTAGCCTGGCAGAGTTCCGGGCTTCTCAGGTGGGAAGACAGACGGGAATTGGAGGGTCTTGGACACCCTCCTTTTTACGCCCTTCCAATGAGCGTTGCATTGTCTAAAGACCCCATTTGTTTCTACAACCCTGACGGGGAGCTTTCGGGCTTCGCTGGTGTGGTCGAAGAAGACAATGGTATAGGACGTGTATGGATGCTCACCACACCTGCTGTGGAGACAATGCCCATCCTTTTCTTCAAAGAAGCAAAGAAGTGGATAGAAGGTCAAAAATACACAATGCTCCATAACATTATGGATCCCAGAAACAAGATGCACGGCAAGCTCCTGCACATGTTGGGTTTCAAGCGTTTGTGTTACGTGCCCGTAGGTCCAAAACGTCTTACTTACGTTGAATTTGCCAAACTATGTGCGATCCCGTAACTATAGGTATTGCAACGTTTGCGGTCGGCACAATCTCGACAGTTGCTAATTATCAACAGCAACAACAGGCTGCTAATTTTGCAGACACGCAAGCCTTTAATCAAATGTCAGCGGCTAATAGAGCTGCTGAACAACAGGCATCATTTGCCCAGTCGCAGGCGCTGTTCAACATGGAACAGCAGAATGCACAGATCAACCTCGCTAATCAGCGTACTCTTAACGACTGGGTTCTAAATACCCAGCAAACAAACGCAGCCAATGCTCGCATTCAACGCGAGTACCTTATGGCTCAACAACAGCAAAACTTCACGAACTTGCAGAACCAACTGCAGTTCCAAAGTCAGCTCAACCAAGCAATCCTGTCTGAAGACAGAGCAGAAAGTCAAAAGCGTCTAAACCAGCTAAACCTCAACTCACAGCTTGAGGCAGCCCAAGAGAAACGTAATGCGGCTAAGGCACAGAGAGCCTTTGAAGCAGAACGTCTAATGGTCTCCAGTATTGAGGCACAGGGCTCAATCCTTGCTCAAGGCCGTAGTGGCCAGAGTGTCGGTCTGGGTGTCCTTAACGAGGGTGCCAAGTATGGCCGTGATATGCGGATGGCAGAGCGTAATTATTCGATGGCTTTGGGTGACTTTTACTCAGAGAAGACAAACGCATTCCTGCAGCAAGCTCAGTCTGATGCAGAGGCTATGGCTTCGATCATGCCTCGACCTACTGATCCGATCAGCCTGCCTGATGTTGCCCCGCCTGTGTTCTCTGAGTACGCACCTGATCCTGTCTTCGCAGAATTTATGAACGATCCCGGTCCTATCCAAGGGCCTAGCTATGCAGCAATGCCTACAGCGTCTCCTCGTCCTGGAGCACTGGGTCTTATCGCTGGTATCGGTGGTGCAGCGGTTAGTGGCGTCACTGCTGGATACCAAATGGATGCACTGATCAATAAACCCCCCGGTAAAGGATAAATGGCACAAAAACAACCATTCCGCTCGATTGAGATGCGGGGGCGGCAGTCGTCTGTGCGATCTGATCTCCGTGCCCCGGACAGAACACAACAAATGGCGGAGTTCTCCCGCCGAGAAATGCAAAAGCTGCAGGACTCTCATGAGGCCCGAAACGCAGCTCAACGCTTTCAGAACTTCAACGATCAGGTTCTGGAAGAGACAGCTATTCAGCAACAACGCCTAGAAGCTGCCAACCTCAGCACAAACGCAACGCTTTCAGCTCAGGCAAACGAGATTCTTGGTCGGCAGGCCCTAGAGGGTCAGCGGATGGAAATGCAACAACAGCAGCAAATCCGCAACATGCGGAATGCTCAAAGCATCATTCGTAATCAGCTACAGCAACAGATCAGCGCCCAGGAAGCCAAATCTCTTTCTAACTTTGGCAACCAGCTTCTGAACTTCTCACAGACTCTCTATAAGAGAAAAGCTGAGGAGATCAACCTAGCCAATCAACGTCTACAGGCTCAGGGTCAGCTAGACGGAATGCTTGACAGCTACGGGCTGGGTAACGAGGATCTAAACAACGCTCAGTCTGCCCGTGTAGCAACTGGTATGGGGCTGGATAATGCAGCCCGTGAATTAGATGCAGAGGGTAGACCTAATGATGCCACCAACATCAGGTCTCACAACGGCTTCTACACCTATGGTGTGCAGGAAGGTATTGCCATTAAAAATGGCCTTGAACTGAAGGGCTATCTGCAGCAAGCCAAAGAGGATGCGATTGCCCAAGGTGTCATCAATTTTGGTGATCCGAATGCTGACCAAAAACTTCAGGTCTACCTGCAAGACAAGACCATCGACTTCATGATCGAGCGTGGTCTGACCAGTCTTCCTGCTGAGATCCAGAACAAGTATTTGGCGAAAACTCTGATTACTGCACAGTCTGCAGTGATGACTGAGTTCAATGACGCAAACCAGAAGTTCACGATCGAGTCCTCTATTGGTCTTGTTCGTAACCAGATCCGTACTGGTTCCAGGGCTCCTACGTTTGCGGAAGACCTGCCAAACATGCTGAATCAGCTTTACACCAAAGACCCAGAGAACTTCTCTGAAAACCTTGGTAAGGTCTTCAAAGATCTCAAAGCTGACACGTATGAATCTGGGGACATGACTGCCCTAGACACATTGGTCACAATCATCAAATCTGACGAGCGTCTTCTGGCTGCTGGGCAGGACGTAATTAGCGACTATCTCAAGTACCAGGACACCTTTGACAAAGCCCAAGCAAAGGCGGCTGATGAGGCAGCAAGTGAGTTGAGTGAACGCCTTAAAGGAACTGCACAAGAGGAGCTAGCAACTATTACTGATGTCTCGGTCCTCACCGAACGCCGTCAGTATTACTGGGACCAGGCAGAAAACCTGCCCCTCAAGCAACGCGGTGCCTTCAGGGAGTGGCTGTCTAAATACAACGCATCTGACCTGCAAGCGTCGAAGAACTCTAATGATGAGTTCCTGTCCACCCCAGGTGTGACACCAGAACTTATTCGGCAGCGGATTGCATTGAATCCTGGTATGCCTCAATCTGAGAAAGACCGCCTTGCCAATGCAGCTAAATCCTTTGAGAATTTGGCGACCATCAATCCTCTGTATAAAACCACTCTTGCGACTCAGAAGCTAAAAATTCAGTCTCTGAGGCCGTCTATTCCTGAGGCTCAACTAAACCAAAAACCTGAGCTGAAAGAACAGGTAAATGCTGTTATTAAAAACAGACAAGAGCAGTTAGAGATTCGTTTCCAAGCTTGGGTCACTGATGGTCAGGGTGAAAAGAACGCCGACGATATGAAGGATTGGCTTTCAAGGCAATCTGACTTACTCGAAGATCCAATCGTATATGACGACAAGACAGACTCTATTCCTGAGCTACGTCAATCCAGCGACGAGTTTGAGTTTGGTGCGGAGAATGCAATCAACTTCAAACCCCAACCAATACCGAATCAAAATAGAAATGCAGTATTCTTTACTGGCGAAAAGGCTCGTGCTTCTGCTCGCTCTGGGCGGCTTGGGCGTCTCGATTCAGAGACTGGTGTCTTTTTAGCGCCGCCTGAGATCAAGGCTTATGTAGAGCTATATGAGAAGACCGGACAAATTGATCCTCTTGTCCGTGACCTTGCTACTCAGGCAGATGTAACCCCGCGAGAGTTTCTTGGAAACCAAGCAAAATTATGGGGAATGCCCGGTCAAATTAACGACCCAGAACCCACAGTTGTGGTGTCTCCTGTCACCAAACGTGTGTCACAGCAAGACGCTATGGACTTTGCCATCAATCAAGGTCTTTCACGGCGTGGTGCTGTTTGGTTCTCCCATGTGATGATTGCTGAGTCAGGTGGTAATCCAAAAGCAGAGCATGACCGTGATGAAAACGGTGAGCCCACGGGATATGGCTTATTTGCACATCGTTTGAGCCGCAGAGACGCGCTCTTTGCTTTTGCACAAGATCAAGGTAAAGACAAGAGCGATCCAACTGTGCAAATGCAGTTTGCTATGTCCGAACTTCGCGCATACAAAGATCATCCTCAATTCGGCCATGTTTGGGCCGCTATTACTGCCGCTAATCCAAGCGATAAACAGCTTGTAGCTGCACAAAAAAGCTGGATGCGTTATCACAGCTCGCTTCATGAAAAGCGAAAACAAGCACTTATTGATGACCTAAATCGTTACTAATTATGCCTTTTGAACTGCCTGCTGGCTATGAAGAAGTGGAGCCGATTCCACTAGCTGAACAACAAGAAAACGCGCAACAACCGAAAGCTAGCCTAGAAACGTCTTCTGAAGAGCCTGAAGAGGAGCAGGAATCTGAGCAGTTGGGACCATTTGCCCCTGTTGAGATTGATAATCCAATCGGGCAGTTCATGGAAGATGCGTCAGTTGCAATCCTTGACGCTTTTAGTGACCAAGATGCCGACGAGATTCGCGAGGAACGTGCTACAAAACGCGCTGTTGCTGGTGAAAAAGGCAAAGCTCTTGAAGAGCAAATGTCCCAGGACACCAGCGTAGGTGGAGAACTTATCCGTGCTGGTCTTGGCTCTGTAGAAGACTTTGCTGAGGGTGTTGTAAATCTCCCTGGTGATCTTCTCAGTGTCCTTCCTCAAGTTGACGACGACTTCCTCAACGTTGACTTTAACTTTATTCGCGAAAACAACACTGAATGGGGCAAAGCGGTCCGTACTCTTGGACGCTATGTAATCTCCTCCCGACAACTTGGGCGTATTGGTCCCTTTGCAAAGCTTGGTACGGGCAAAACAGCCCTTGGTCTTGCAGGTGGAAGAGCTGCTACCGGCTTTGTAGAAGACTTTATTGGCTCTGACGGTACGGGTGAAGACAGCACCCTCGTCGGTAGTACCCCCTGGACAGCAATGTTCCAGACCTCTGATGATAACAACCCCATCCACAACCGCACATTGAATGGTTTGGAGGGCGCATTGTTTGAAGTCGTTGGTGGTAAAGCTATTGATGCTGTCCGTGATCTGAAACTGTGGTCTAAGTTTCGGTCTTCACCAGTTGGTCGCAAGTATTTTCCTGGTGTCAAACAAGACCCCAAGGCAGCACAGAAGGCTCTTGAGGCTCGTGGCCGTCTAAATAACCTGTTGGCTAAGACCTATGCAGAGGATCAGTTTGGTAAGACTCTTAATTACACACTAAAGGTCCAGCAAGACTTTGCTCTTCGTGCTCTAGAAGATGCTCGGCAACCCCTCAACAATCTGATCGAACAGGCAGCTCAGGGTGACAACGGTATTGTCCAATACCTACAAGCCCGTACACGTGCCCTTGGTGCCGCAAACCTGATCGACAAGACCTATAACACTGTCAAATTTGGCGGTGATCCTGACGAACAGGTAATTGATGGTCTGTCTTGGCCTGGTATTCAGCGCCAGATGGAACAGATCGACCGAAACATTGCTGATGCACAGCAAATGTCTTCTGATCTTGACCTCCGGGTTGAGGAACTGTCTGAAAATCTGACTCAACAATCAGCTCTCAGCGGTCGGCGGGCTGCTGACATCGAAGACTTACAAGTTCGTTCGCTCGACGCTCCTCGTCAGGCAGATCTTGAGGCGTCTCAAACTATGGCGCTAAACCTGTCTGCCTATCAGGTCAAGTATCTCAAAGACAATAAACTTCTCCCTCGTGGCATCACCATCACAGCTGGTCGCCGCGTCAAGGGACTAACCAGTGGAAACATTGATGAGCTTATTCAAGCTATTCAGGAAGGCCCTGACACAACGGTCAAGCAAAACCTCCTCAAGCGTTTACCAAACATCGAGCGACCCGCTCCTATTGATGAGTCTATCGACACTGTTGAGGGTCTAAACAAGCAGGTAGAGGGTCTAAAAGCCGAGGCAAAAGCTGCTGATGAGGCTGCTGCTCTCCAACGTCAAGAACTAGAGCCCCTGTTCCAGGAACAGACCCTGGCTCGCCAGATGCTCAAACAGTTGGAGCTGGAGCGTGAGGCAATGTATGCCCGATTCAACGGGCAAGACGTTGAGTTCAAAGCCAAGGCTGAAGAGATCAAAGCCAAGAACGACCCAGACATCCCCCCTGAAAAAGTTGATGAGATCGTTCAAAAGGCAGAGGTTATCCAACCCACCACCCGCAAACAAGCGATGGAGGCTGGTAAGGAATCTGATCAACTGATTCCCACCAAGGCACGGGCTCCCCTGGGCAGCAACCCTCCCCGCACCGAGTCCAACGTCGGTACTGCTAGACCCACACCCTCTTCCCTGACTGAAGCGAACATCCGTTCAATGGCTAGGGATGACAAAGAGTTCATCACTCTGAAGAACATTGCTGGGATGGCAGAAAAGATCCCTGGACGTACTGAGTCTGAGGTGATCGAGGCTATGCAAAGTCAGGTCACTGATGATCTTGTCGGTGAAATCAAACGTCTCACTGGTGACGACTTGGATCAGGCTCTTCGCACTAACCCTCAGTTCGGCACAATGCTGAATGATGGGCGTTTCTTCATCACCTCTATCGAGGGACGTGAAGCAATGAACCGCGTTGTGCGGGAGATGCAGGTTGAAATTAAAGAACTTAGCCAAACCATCAGTAGTCAAGTCAAAGAGGGCGCTCCTGAAGCTGTGATGAACATGGAACGCCTTAACGAGCGTTTCCTTACACTGTTCAACTTCATCAAAAGTGATGATGCTGCTAAAGGCTCAATGCTAAACGAGCTAAAGTACATCGCTGAAAACACTGGTTCTAAGGTTAAAGGCCAGAATAGTGAGCTGCTGGATGAGCTTATTGCGCGTAACAACGACATCCTTGCCCGCCAAGAGCTGACCTACAAACGTCTGCTGGCTATTGGCGACATGATTCGCACCGATCCCAAGGCTGCTGGCAAAGCATTGAGTAGGGCAATCGATACTCTCGCCTACTCCCACAACATCTCCGTCAATCAGCTGGATGTAATCAAGGCACTGACCTCATCCAATATCAAAAATGCTGACGGTTTCTACATCAACTCGATCCTTTCTGGCCCTGCTACTCAAGCTAGAAACTTCTGGGGTAACTTCTACCAGTCAACCGGTCATCCCCTCCTAGCTCTTCTTGGCACTCACTTCTCCGGTAAGAGTAAAGAACTGGTCCGCAGGCAGGCTGTAGCGGCTTTGGGAGCCACTTACGAAACATATATGGAGATGACTGATCTCCTACCTCGCATTTGGAACAACAACGTCAAAGGTCTCGACTTTGATTCCCCTAACTATCAGGTCTGGGATGAGGAGCTGACCAAGAAAATGGCCAAGATCGAGGAGATGCGTGACTCTGGCCAGCTCAACTGGATGGAAGAGACAATGCTCTCGACCGCTATCAACATGCGGAAGATCCTTCTCAGTCCTTTCTTTAGCCCAATGATGCGGGCTATGGGTACTGTGGACAGCTTCTTTAAGGTTATTGCTGGGCGTCAGATGATCAGCCGCCGTGCTGTTGAAGATGCAATGGCAACCTTGGGTGATCGCCCTCTGACTGCCAAATCTTCTGAAGAGTTTGCTGAGTTGGTTCAACAATACAAGGCAAAACATGAGCTTGACGTGTTTGCTGAAGACAAACTGACCTTGATCGACCCTGAGGCTGAAGAGCTGTCCCGTGTCTTTACCTTCCAGCAGAGTATTCAGGATTCTGACATTCTCACCAAATCCCTGAACACGCTGGCGTCCGTTCCTGGTGGCCGCCTGCTAGGCCTGACGTTCGTGAAGACGCCCTCCATGATTCTCAAGGGCGCTCTGGGCCTCACACCCGGTCTCTCTACGATCATGAAAAAGCGTAGTCAGGCTTACAAAAACGGCTCTGCTTACTACCGTGCAATGCGTGACGGTCAAGAGGCTATGTCCTATGTGATTGGTGCTTCTGCAACCACGATGGGCGCTGCTGGCGTGTTGACTGGTGCAGGACCACTTAATGCAGAAGACAATAAAAAATGGCGTCTAGCTGGTAACAAGCCCTTCACCTTGAAACTGCCTTTTGGTGGAGAGGTCAACTACCAAGGATTGGAACCCGCAACCACAATCATCGGTCTGTTTGCTGACATTGGAGCCCTTGGAGTTGAGGGTGAGTTAGGTCTTGAAACTGCGGCAGCAGCTGTTGGCTCAAACATCATCAACAAAAGCTTTTTGGCTCAGGTGGCTAGTGCAGCTGAAATTCTTACAACCCAAGGCGGCGGCCTTAAGGATGTAGGTGCCAATGTTGCCCGTGGCATCGTTCCGTTCTCTGGCCTTCGTAGTCAGGTGGGGCAACTTATTGACCCTTACATTCGTGAGCACCGTTCTGCCATCGAACCGACTTGGTCCTGGTTCCTTAAAAAGAATGGTGGTTTCGGCTTGTCTGCCACACTGCCTTCTCGACCCGATCCTCTTACGGGCGAGGCACTGACTCGTGATGGCTATGGAGTTGGTGGCGGCAACCTGCTGGCTCTATTCAATATGGCCTCTCCTCTTGGTCTCCGGTTCTCCCAAAATCGCACCGATCCTGTCCACAAAAAACTGTTCGATGCGGGGGTGAACATTGATGAGGAGATGAGGACTATGGACGATGTAGACCTCACCAACAAAGAAATGGTTGAGTACGAACTGATTAAGGCTGGTAACGGCAATCTTCGGAAAGATCTCCTCGATTACTTTAATAGTGATCAATACAAGCTTGTCGATAAGCCTAACTCCGATCAACGTATCGAGTCTGGACAAGAGGAATCAGATACTCCTGTCTATAAGGCTCTGATGAACATCATCGGTGCCTATGGCAAAGCTGCTAAGAACGTTATGCGACTTGGACAAACAACTACGTCACGAGCCTTCCAACAGCGGCTAGACGAAGCTCTCCAAGGAAAAATCAAGCTTGACAAAGACTTTGTTCGCCGTCAAGACGCACTAAGATTTCCTACTGAATAACGGCAATGGCTGTTACCCAAAATATCTCTGTGGGGGACGGGACTACTCGTCTCTTCCCCTTTACATTTGAATACATTAAGCAAGCAGACGTTAAAGTAAACATTAACGGTGTCTTGCAACCTACAACTGCATATTCATTCGCCACAGCCACCTCGATTGAGTTCACAACTGCTCCCAGCAACGGTGACTCTGTGCGAATTTATCGCGTCACCGACATTGATGACATCAGAGCTACCTTCTTTGCTGGCTCTGCAATTCGGGCTCAGGATCTAAACAACAACGATGAACAGCTTCTGTTTGCTCTACAAGAGCGTGCAGACCAGTTCGTCACTGAAGAAAACGCTGAGTTTCTCAACGATGTAGACCTCAACAACAACAAACTGACTGAGGTCAAAGATCCCACTAATGCTCAGGACGCAGCCACCAAAAACTATGTAGACACTCAAACGTGGTCAGACACTGATGAGACTATTCATAGTAATGAGGCTTGGCAAAGCGTCGATACTCAAATTGCCACTACTCAGGCTATTGATGGACGGATCGATAACAAGATTGATCTTGCCCTGACCAATGACGTTGCCGGTTCCGATGGCATCACCATCACAGACGACCAGCCTGGCAACGGACAGATCACGATTGGTATTGGTGCTAATTCTGTTGACTTTGACCGAATCAAAGACGCAGACATCATTACCGATTCTGAACAAGACTCTGGCACTACCCCTACCAACAGCAACATCTTCAGTGCTATTGGAGCTGCCAGGCGTTTCGATACCTTGGTTCAAACTGCCATCCCCACCGGTACTGACTGGGAAGACGGCAAAACTTGGTATCAAAACGACAACGATAAGTCCGTCTACATTTGGGACGGCAACCAATGGGTGATTGTTACCTCTGGTGGTGATTTCACCAAGCTAAACAAAGTCATCTACGTTGACTCGATCAACGGTGACGACAGCAATGAAGGTCACCGGATCAGTAATCCGAAGCGGACCATTAAAGCTGCTGTCAATGACATCAACAACGATGCCACCTATGGTGATGGCAGTGTCATTTTAGTTGCCCCTGGTATCTACCAAGAAGCAGCACCGATTGACATCCAAAAACGTGATGTTTCAATTATTGGCGCTGCTGTTCGTAACTGCATCGTCCATCCCACCCCGGCTACCGAAACCAGCAGCCTGTTCCGTGTAAACAGCGGTACTTACCTAAAGGATCTGACCTTCACTGGTATGAAGGCGAGCGGCACCCGTGGTGATACTGGTTCCTTGTGGACCGACGCTACTTATGGTCTCCCGCCAACCCAGGGCTGGAACGTCTCGTTCTTCCCGGACGCGATGATCTACAAGTCTCCGTACATCCAGAACTGTACTAACTTCTCGGACTCGGAGATTGATAACAGTAACCTGGCTTTCTATGCCGGTACTGAAGACAAGGGACGCGCTGGTGACCTGGACTCTGCACCTACTGGTGGTGGTTTGCTGGTGGATGGCACTACGCCTCACACAGACTCTCCGCTGCGGTCGATTGTTTGCGACAGCTATACCCACACTGGTCTAGACGCTCCTGGCATCTTTGTAACCAACAACGGTTATGCACAATGCACCAGCAGTTATGCGTTCTTTAACCACTTCCACATTGCTTGCCATAATGGTGGCCAAGCAAACCTGGCAGCATCTACTTCTGACTTTGGTCGTTACTCACTAATTGCGTCTGGTCGGTCAAGCGCTGCGATCTTCACCGCTACCACTACTGCAGAATCTACCAGCGGTTCAACAACCTTCACCATTAACGCTCCTACTGCAGCAGCAAGCTGGCACGGAGCTGTAAACCGTCCCCAAGACAACATGCTTGTGGACATTGGTGGTAACACCTATCCCATCATTTCAGCTGTTCCTGCAGGTACTGGCTGGACAGTTACCGTCAATAATCCCGACCCCAACGATCGTACCGCCAACCTTGGCCTTGCCAACACTGTTGCAAACGGTTCTAGCGTCGAGTTCTTCCTTCGCTCAATGATCGCTTCCAGCGGTCACACAATGGAGTATGTGGGTAGTGGTACTGATTACAACGCCCTTCCCGAAAACGGTGGTATCCCTGTAGATGCAAACCAAGTCGTTGAACTTCAAAACGGCAAGGTTTGGGCAGCTATTACTGACCACCAGGGCACGTTTAAGGTTGGTAACACCTTTATTGTTGATCAACAGACAGGCTTTGTTGACATCCCGCCTGGTGCTTTGTCTGTGCGGACCTTGCTGGGTGATCTAAACGTCAACAACAAAGAAATCCAAGGCGCAACGCCTAATGGTGATGTTTCACTAAACCCTCCTGGGACTGGTGTTGTCAACGTTAATACCAGCCGTATTACTAACGTTGTTGATCCTGTCAACGCTCAGGATGCTGCCACTAAGCAGTTTGTTGATGATCTCACCACATCTACAACTGCCGAGCTAAACATCCTTGACGGGGCAACATTAAACACCAGCGAGCTGAATGTCCTCGATGGTCTCACCGCTTCCACTACTGAGATCAACCAGCTAGACGGTAAGACTGTTACTAGCACCTTGACTCCAGGCAACGCTAACGATCTGCCTACCAGCTCTGCTGTCAGCACTTACGTGTCTGGCCTGCTGAATGCTCTTGGTGGTTTTGTCGCTATCGCTGATGAAAACAGCTTCCCTAACGACAACCCTGACCCCTCAGATAATGCGGGTACGGTAGTCTCTATCGCCAATGCCGGTGGCCTAGCGGTCAACGCAAGCGGCGAGGCTAGTGGTCAAACCGTTGGTGGTTCTACTGTCACAATCACTGGTTTCCCTGCAAGCTTTAATAGTTCCACACTTCCTGCTCAACAGGGCTTGCAAGTTGTCACAACTACTACCCTCAACAGCTACACCTATCACAAAGCCATTGCCCGTGACGACGATATTATTCGTCTGAACGATGATGTCAACGACTTCTTTGCTCGTTATCGGGTATCTGGAACAGCACCTACCACTGATCTAGATGCAGGTGACCTGTGGTTTGACACCGTTGGTAACGACATGAAGGTGTATGACGGGACAAACTGGAAAATTGTTCAGTCAGTTGGTGAGTTCCTGGTAAACACTTTGTCTTCCTCCAGTAATACTGGTGGTGGTGCTTCAGCGTTTAACGGTACTGCCTACAGGTTCGTTCTTAGTGATGCCGGCACTTCAGCTTTCCAAATGCTGGTCAGCATTAACGGTGTTATTCAAAAGCCTAATGCTGGTACTGCACAACCGTCTGAAGGTTTCGCACTAGACAATAACGAGATCATCTTCTCTAGTGCTCCCGCAACTAATGCGCCCTTCTTTATCGTAACCATCGGCTCGTCGGTCAACATTGGCACTCCCAGTGACAACACTGTTACTGCAGCTAAGATTGTTGACGGAGAAATTACTAACGCTAAGATCAGTTCGTCTGCGGCTATTGCGTCATCAAAAATCGACTTTAACAACATCAATGTAACTGGTGAAGTTGAGTGCGACTCTCTAGATGTTGACGGCAACGTCAATCTTGGTGCTAGCAAAATTATGTTTGACGATGGCGGTAATACCTTAGATTTTGCTGACAACGTAGCTGCTCGATTTGGCACCGGAGATGATCTGCGGATTTATCACGATGGAAATAATTCACTTATAAAGCATCATGGTGACGGTGACTTATACATACAAGCTCAAAATGGAGAGACAATTTATTTACGGCCAAGAAACAATGAAGATGGCGTTAAAATTGTAAATGATGGAGCAGTTGAGCTTTACCACGACAACGTTAAAAAGCTTGAAACTACATCAAGCGGCATCGACGTTACTGGCGAGGTCCAATGCGACAGCTTGTCAGTCAACGGCGCAGCCCCTGTCACTACTGGCAAAGCTATTGCTATGGCAATGATTTTCGGTTAATTAAATTATGGCAAACCCAAACATTGTAAATGTAGCAAGCATTTACGCAAATACTAAAGGAATGACGGTTACTAGCAGTGTTCAAGATCTGATCGCTGCCACCGAAACCTCAACAGGCAAAGTAGTTAAACTAAATAGTATCATCATCTCTAACGTTGATGGTTCTAATAACGACAGCATCACTGTAAATTGGTATGATGCTAGTGCAGTGGTTACTTACCCTATTGTTAAAGAAGTAGTTGTTATTGCCAAATCAACTTTGGTTGTTCTTGGTAAAGATGCTCCTATTTACCTTAATGAAGGTGACAAGATCACAGTGCAAGGTGTTGCAGCAAGCGGTGATTTGGTGGCAATCGCTTCATACGAAACACTAAGTGAATAAGGGGGGTTTATGTCTAGATTTTTAGGCAATAGAATTGGCCCCGCTGTTGATAATGGCGCTGCTGCTGTTAGTGGCGTTTATTATCTTGAAGATCAAATTGGTTTTAACGAAAATTACGTTTGGGGTAGCCAAGCCGATCCTCCATTTGACGGCTGGAAACTTCTACTTAATCAACCTGGCTCTGGATCAGACAAAACTGGCACTATCACCACATTGGGCAGTACACAACTGCTTGTCTTTGGTGTTGGTGCTGGTGGAGGCGGCGGTGCCTCAGGTGATGATGACGGTGGAGGCGGCGGCGGCGGAGGCGCTGGTCAATTCACTGGTTATCTTCTCAATATCAACCCACAGACTACCACTTACATTTATGCAGTAGGCGAAGGCGGTGCTGGCGGCAGCGGCCAAGGCGGTGACGGAGCTAACGGCGGTGTGACACGCATTCAAAGCGTTCTTGGTGGAACTATTTCTACCATTTTTGAGCTTGACTACGGTGACGGGGCGGTATCAAACAACAGTAACCAGGACGGTAACTACTTTGGTGCCGGCGGTGCTAACAACGCTTTTGCTTCACATCCTGGCGGTACTGGTCACCTGATTAGGGGACGAAGTGCAGACAACAGAGCCGGTAGAGGTGTAGATGGCAACTACGGTGGAGCCGGCGGTGGCGGCGGTGGTGCTTGGTTAGGACAAGATGGTTATGACGGAACTAGAGGCCGTAATAACAATCTCAGCAATGGAAGTAAATCTTCTCACCTAGGCGAGTCCTTTGACACCACGCTTACTTACAGCGCCAACAATGGTGGCTCTGGCGGTCAATCACCTCAAAACGGACAGAATGGTAGGAACGGTGATAACAATCTTCCTGCTTATGGCGGTACTGGTAGTCAGTATTGCGGTGCTGGCGGTGCCGGTGGCGGTATGAGATTCTTTAACACAGGTCTGTACGGTTATGGTGCCGGCGGTGGCGGTGCCGGTGGTCAAGGCGGCTCTGGTGGTAAAGGTGGCGATGGTTATCTCATCATTTACGGAAGACAAAACTAATTTAAGTTATGGCACTTACACAAATTAATAGTGACGGACTAGAAAACACAGGTGTATCCGCCGGTACTTATGGCAGCTCGTCTGCCATCCCGGCGATCACCGTTGATGCAAAGGGGCGGATTACTTCCGCCTCTACCAGCTCTATCAACATTGACAGCACTGCCATCACTAACGGCACGTCGAACGTCACAGTTACAGCAAACGCAAATATTAACGTTGTTCGCAGTGGAACTACCCGTCTTTCTGTTAATGAGGCTGGTATTAACGTAACCGGCGACCTTGAGGTCAGTGGTACTGGCTACGTTAGCCTTCCTGCTGGAACTACTGCAGAACGTCCGTCGAGCCCTTCAGCTGGCTATTTTCGGTACAACACAACACTAGGCTCGACTGAGTTTTACAACGGAACCAGTTGGACTGCTACAAATCTGATCCCAAGCGTTGATTCGGTTTCAGGTAATATCAATCAAGGGTCCGCCACAACCTTGTCAATTACGGCGACCAACGCAACTGCTAGCATCACCGTTGTTTTCAAAGAGGGATCAACTGAGTTAGCAACTGTAAACAACGTTAGCGTCAGTAGCGGTTCTTATTCCGTAACCGTTCCTTCAGCTGTCTATAACCAGTCTGCTAACGATACAATCAGCATATCAATAAAGAACTCAGACGGAACTCCTTCTAGCAACAGTGTCTCTAAGACTGTTACTGCGGTTCCATCAGGTGGCGACATTACAACCTCTGGTAACTACCGCATCCACACATTTCTTTCATCGTCGTCGTTTGTTGTGCCTAGCGGCCTGACTCTTACTAACGTCGAGTACCTCGTCATCGCTGGTGGCGGTGGTGGCGGAAGAAGTTCTTCAAACAGTGCAGGCGGTGGTGGAGCTGGAGGTTATCGATCCTCTGTCACAAGCGAATCGTCTGGCGGAGGCGCGTCTGCCGAATCTAAGTTGTCTTTAACAGCCGGCACTTACACCGTAACAGTTGGCGCTGGAGGTTCTGCTCGAAGTTCGGACAATGAAGGTGGTACGGGAAGTAATTCAGTTTTCGGAACAATTACTTCTAATGGTGGTGGTGGTGGAGCATATCAAGGCGGCAGCGGCGACGGCCTCAGTGGTGGATCTGGTGGAGGGGCGTGTTATGGCAATAACAACGACGCCAATCCTGGTGGCTCGGGAACTAATGGTCAGGGATCCGATGGCGGCGATAAACCCGTCAGTGGTTTTGCCTCAGGGGCTGGCGGCGGTGGCGCTGGAGCTGCTGCTGGCAACGCCTCGAATAGCAACGTCGCTACAGCTGGCGGTGTAGGCGTTGATTCGTCCATCACTGGTTCTGCAGTGACCCGTGCAGGGGGCGGCGGTGGTGCTGTCTGCTGCGGTGGCGGCGGAGCATCTGGAGGTAGTGGCGGTGGCGGTGGCGGCAGTCACGGAGGGACTGCAACCTCTGGTACGGCCAACTCTGGAGGTGGCGGTGGCGGTGCATCCAACACCAGTGGTTCCAGTGGCGCTGGTGGTTCCGGCATCGTTATTGTCCGTTACCAACTCTGATACTAAAAATGGCACATTTTGCAAAAGTAGTCAGCGGAGTCGTCGATCAAGTGATTGTCGCTGAGCCAGAATTTTTTAACACCTTTGTGGATTCATCTCCAGGTAAATGGATTCAAACCTCTTACAACACGAGAGGCGGAGTTCATTATGACCCTGAGACTGGGGAGCCTTCCGCAGACCAGTCCAAAGCGTTGCGTAAAAACTACGCAGGAATTGGATTCAAATATGACGTACAACGCGATGCGTTTATTGAGCCTAAACCGTTTGAGTCTTGGACTTTGAACGAAACATCCTGTTTGTGGGAACCTCCAGTGGCTATGCCTAGCGAGGGCGAAGGTTATCAATGGAATGAAACCGAACAAAGGTGGGAACAAACTGCATAAATAACGACACTTAAAAAACAATGATCGCACTTATTCGTCCAATCCTTTTCTCTTTTATCAACTCTGATAAGGTCAAGCGCCTGATCGTAGACCTTCTTAAGAAACTGGCTGAGTCCACCGAAAATAGCCTCGACGATGAAGCAGCGGCTTTTATCGAACGCGGTCTCTTTGGTGAGGTTGAGTGAGCTGGCCGGAGCCCCCAAAGCTTCCCTCTTTTGAGATCCCAGAGCACTACCCCTTACCCGGTCCAACTATCGAGGTGCCCGAAGCACAGCTTCCTAAGCATCCACCGCTGGTGGTGCCTCCAAGCGACCTTAGACCTCCTCCCGGCATAGAAGGTGAGGAGAAAGACGAGGCCCCAAAAGAAGAAAAGACTGTTCCAAAGGAAACGCAGCTGATCGAGGTGCCCTTCACTGATGTGGAGGTGCCAATGCCTACCACCGAGATCATGACGGCTGCAGCCACCACCGCAGTGATTAGCGTGGCAGCCACCCTTACTGCCACGTCCGTGTTTAAGTGGCTCGTCACCTTAATGAAGCCTGTGTTTAAACAGACATGGAACAAGCTAACGAAAAAGAAGCCCCCAAAAGCTTCTTAAAAAAGGTCAAGGAAAGCACTGACCACGAACTCCATATTCTTGGAACATTTGTTCGTCTTGGTGTTGTTGTGTGGAGTGGTTTTATCATCACTCTAAACTACGTTGATCTGCCCATGATAAAAAAAGGGCAAAGCGGTGGGGACATAACCTTCGTGGCCAGCGTCTTTACTGGGGCGCTTGCTACGTTCGGTTTGAATACATCAAATAGCAAACCAAGCTCTAGATCTCCTAAGAAGGAAGAACCATGAAAAGTATTTTCTTTTTTCTCGCTTTGCTTACAGCAGCTCCTGCTGCATTTAGTCAAGTTACTGCAGACTTTACTCAAGGAAGTATGCAGAGCACCACGACTACAACCGTGGATATTGACAGAACAATCTCTATCGAAACTGTAGGAGGAGAATACAAAAGTTGGAGCGGAACAAATGTAACCCCCAGTGGGGACATCTTGGACGCTGCTACAACCTACTCCGTGACCAATGCTGGCGAGCAATTCCAGCTGGAGACCGTAGACAGAGCAGCCGGAGTCATCGAGACTCAGCTGATCGACGAGGTTATTACACAAAACTCTGTAACTACTTCGCTCTCGGTCTTCTCTCAGTAAGCGGATTTCCGGCTCTAGCAGAAGATCCAAAGGTACAAAATACATCATCTCCGGTAGCAGCAGCTACGGGAAATGTTACTAATCAAGCGGTGCAATTTCAGAACAATGGAGCACCGTCTAGGCAATACTTTGCCCCTTCTAATAGCTGCAACGGGGCGACAATGCAGTTCTCCCCTTATTACATAGGCAGCGATACTATTCCATTCGAGACTGAAGGTTATGTTCGCTCCAACAATTTTGGAGCACAGATAAATTTCAGTGTGCCGTTGGATGGATCTATGGTCGAGTTGTGTAAGTCTATTGCTCGTAGAAATGAGCAAAAGATGAGACTTGATTATGAGTTAGTAAGGGCGCTTCGATGTTCAGAATTACAAGCTAAGGGTTTCACTTTCCGTCCCGGAACAAGGATGGAAATCCTATGTAACGACATCGTACCTATCGTATCCGTAAATGATTGATGGCTAACTCAAAAAAGAAAACCCACATGGGTACTGAAGAGCAGTTCGAGCTGCTCCACGGTCTTGTCACTTCCGAGTTCATTGCTCGGGTAAAAGGTGGTGAGGCTTCGACAGCTGATCTTCGAGCTGCTGTTGAGTGGCTGAAAATCAACAACATCACGGGAGTTCCTGTTGAGGACAGTCCGCTGGCAGACCTGATGGGTCTGATCCCAGAACTCTCGTTCGACGACGTTCAACGTGAAGTCAAATGAGTCTCTACCGCAACATCAATAAGCGTAAGAAAGCAGGTACGTCCCGTTCTAAAAAGAACTCGACTATCTCTCCTAAGGCTTACTCCAACATGAAGAAAGGGTTCCCTAAAAAGAAAGGTAAGAAGTAATGGCTCCACGTCGCTCCTCCAACCCTGGAAAAAGCGCACGCTATTACGCAAAGAACCCTAAGGCTCGCGCAAAGAAAAACGCTGCACAGCGTAAGCGTAATAAGACTGACGCAAATAGGGCGTACAGATCCGAGCTAAACGCTGAAAGACGGCGCAGGGGTGTGTACGGAAAAGGTGGTCCTGATATGTCTCACACCAAGTCAGGACGCATCGTTAAGGAATCACCAAAGAAAAACCGCGCCAGAAATGGACATGGCCGGAACGGACGTCTCAAAAAAGGCTGATTTATGGACACGCCAAAGTCTCTCATGCACGAACTTCTCACCTTCCGTAGCGGTGACGCTAAACGGATGTGGAGAGACCTGATCAAACAACGGGACGGTTACCGCTGCTCATACTGCGGTTCCACAGAAAACCTAACAATCGATCATGTGGTTCCCCAATGTAAGGGGGGACCGACAAATGCTGAGAACTGCAGAACGGCGTGTCTTGCCTGCAATCAAGCCAAGGGAAGCCTTTCCCTTGATGAATTCTTGACCACTAATTTCTCGCAGCAGATTGCTGCTTAAACAATGCCTATCTCTAACGAGCGTAACTATCTGCTCAAGCCTGACCTGGCTCAC